AGCTGCTGGCTCGTTACCCTGACGGGTTCGACAGCGAAAAGAGTATCCATAGAAAGGAGTACGAAAATGCCTGACTGCTTCTCCAAGTCCGAAGTGACCGATTTTCTGAACTTCATGAAGTTGCCTGACGGAACCTCTGTTGTTTCCGATGACATGATGGAGTACCTGACGGCTTACGGCTTCTTTACCGCCCCTGCTTCCACCAAGTACCACGGCAATTACGAGGGCGGTCTTCTGGAACACTCCTACATGGTCACGAAGTTCCTCCTGACGCTGACTCAGGATAATCACCTGATTTGGCGCAAGGCTCGTTCTCCTTTCATCGTGGGTATGTTCCATGACCTGTGTAAGATCGACCAGTACCGCCACCCGGTAACAGGTCACATTGAAGAATTTAATGGTGGGCGCACACCAATCTATGACGAACAGGCGTGGGAGTACAACCCCGACACCCTTCTGAAAGGTCACGGCGATAAGTCCGTCATGCTTCTCTCTCAGTTCTACACACTGACTGATGAAGAAATCATGTGTATCCGCTATCACATGGGTGCTTTCACCGACAAATCTGAGTGGAATGACTACACCAGAGCAGTCAGCCAGTACCCGAATGTGCTGTGGACGCACCAAGCCGATATGCTGGCAAGCCATGTTGCGGGGGTGTAAAGCATGAAAATCGTTGAACCTTCTGTGGAGCTTATCAACGCTCCCGAATATAAGACCCTTCTGACCACCATCGAAGCCGCAGGGCGTACTTGCTACAAGTCCGAGGACAAAATCACGGACGGAAGCGCAGAGAAGTTCGTCCGGGGCATTATCAAGCGGGGTCACGAAGCTGTCATTGAGCATGGCTCTCTTACTGTTCGCTTCGTCTGCGACCGGGGCGTGAGCCATGAGATTGTCCGTCACCGTCTGGCTGCGTTCTGTCAGGAGTCTACTCGATACTGCAATTACGGCAAAGAGGGCTTCGGTGGCGAGATCACCGTCATTCGTCCCTCGACCTTCGCCAAGACCGACTCGACCTACCACATCTGGAAGCGGTCGTGTGAACACGCTGAGGTCGCCTACTTTGATCTGCTGAACGAGGGTTGCACCCCGCAGGAAGCTCGATCTGTCCTTCCGAACAGTTTGAAAACCGAGGTGGTTATGACCGCTGATCTCAGAGAATGGCGGCATTTCTGCCGTATGCGCTGCCCCGTAGCGGCTCACCCCGATATGCGGGTTGTTGCCAATATGCTCCTGACCCTGCTGAAACAGACCTATCCAGTCTTCTTCGAGGACATTGAGGTATGAGGATTAAGAAAGCTGGCGGCAAGGTGTTTGGTGCGGTCTTAACTGCCGCCGAGAGAAAAGCGATGGACATGGAAATCAATCGTCAGATCGTGGAAGCCGACAGGCGCTACGCCGATGACATTGACGCTATGGTGCTTTACACCCTCCATGTTCACCTTGGTTTCGGCAAGAAGCGCCTGCGGAAGTTCTATGACGCTTTCTCTGCCGAGCATGACCGCCTTATCCAGTATTATCAAATGCCGGACGATTACACATGGCTCTGCAAGGAGATGTTGAAGCGTATCGGTGTTAATGTTGAAGCATGGAACCGTGAAAGGAGAGAACCTAATGAAGCTGAAAAGCATTGACGGCAAAGTGCCGTATGTTATGGCTGCTGGGAAGGACTTCGTGAAAGATGAAATGTCGTTGGCGGCGGCAAAGCAGATTTGCTCCCGTGGAGCGCAGACCGTCAGCAAGCTCTTTCCCGATTTCCCCATCTGCGTAGATGGCAAGTTCTATTTTGCTGGAACCTCGACAAAGCCCAAGTCCAGCAAGTCTAAGACCCCTTGCGAGGGCTGAGATTTTCAATCTTCCTGTGGTTCGTCACCATTGTCGCAGTCCTCTGTTTGAAATTACCCACGGTTGAGGTTGAAGAACCTTCTCCCGTTGTCGAGGTGGTAGAGGTAGTCACCCCGGAGCCAGAACCGGAGGTGACACCTCAGCCGTGGACAGACGAGGAAGTGATTGTACTGGCGAAAATGCTATGGGGAGAAGCCAGAGGGGTCAGCTCTGACGCTGAGAAAGCCGCTTGTGTGTGGTGTGCGCTCAACCGTGTCGATCATGGCTACGGCGATATTATAACGGTCGTAACTACACCCAAACAATTTGTAGGGTACAACGAGGAAAACCCGGTCGATGATGGTTTGATTACTCTCTGTATAGATGTGCTGACTCGCTGGTATGCAGAGAGAGAAGGCCAGGTTGAGGTCGGTCGTGTCCTCCCTGCGGATTACCTGTGGTTCTCTGGCGATGGCAAGAGAAACCACTTCCGCAATGCCTACCGTGGCGGCGATAGATGGGACTGGTCTTTACAGAGTCCGTATGAAAGCTGAGGTAAGCCTATGAGCTATTTGAATATACCCGCTGAACTCCGAGCGGAAAAGGCATGGGTCAATGTGTGGGACGGGTCAAAGGTTCCTATGCAGGCCACCGTGAGAAAGGCGGCTTCTTCCTCTAATCCTGATACATGGTCAAATTACATTGACGCTGAACACAATGTCCAGCACGGCTACTATGACGGTCTTGGCTATGTGTTTCACGATACAGGGGTTGTAGGTATCGACATTGACGATGGCTTTACCGATGGGCTTCTAAACCCGCTGGCGGCTGACATTATCGGTCATTGTCAGTCCTACACGGAAAAGTCCAGAAGCGGGAGAGGGGTTCATATTCTCGTTCGTGGTGAGCTGCCCTTCAAGGGCAAGAACAACCGTGCCGCCGTGGAGATTTACAAGAGCAATCGGTACTTCATCATGACCGGCGAGGTTTTGATCTTTTCCGAGATCGTTGAAAACCAGTCAGCGATTGACTATGTGATCGAGAAATATTTTCCCGATACGCCGAAGGAAAGTAGCTCAGGTACGGTCGCCCCTCAGCGTATCTATTCTCCCATCTATCGCCGCCCTGAAAACGGCAAGCTGCATTTGAAGCCTGAATACCCGCCTATCACACCGGGAAGTCGGAACCTCAGCCTGACTTCTCTGGCGGGTCAGCTCCATAACCAAGGATACACCAAAGCAGAGATTTACAAAGAGCTGTTGTACGCCAATCAACAGGCTTGCAAGCCGCCGCTCCCTCAGTCCGAGGTCGAGTTGATTGTTAACAGCGTAACCAGATACAGGAGGTAATTATGAAACCTTATCAACGTGGCGATGTTGTTGTCATTGATGTTCCCATGCTTGCCAACAGTCATATTCAGGCCGGTAAGCGTCCGTGGGTGGTTGTGCAAAACAATGTCGGCAATCAGTTTTCTTCCACCAGCATTGTCGTTCCCCTGACCACTAAAATCAAGCGGCTGGAATTGCCGACCCATGTGGCTGTCACTTGGGGTTCTTTACAGCCGAGCATGGTTGAGTGTGAACAGGTGCGTGTCGTAGATGTGTCCGATGATTGGGAGTACATCTGCACTCTGCCGCCTGAGATCATGCGTCATGTGGACACCGCTTTGAAGAACGCTTTCTTCTATGGGGGGGGTGTAGACAGTGGAGAGTGAGAAGAAAATCTGTCCGTTGTCAATGAGCTGCCCCGAAGATATTCCCCTCTGTCCCTGCCAGAAACAGCGCTGTGCATGGTGGGACGAAGACTCTCAGGACTGCGCCGCTGTGGTGCTGGCGAGAGCGATGAAGAAAAGGAAGTGAAATTATGGCTGATGAAATCACAACCGTTCCCGAAGAACAAGCTCTTTTCCAGCTCTCTAACGGTCGTTACATCATGGACGAAGCTCAGTCCCGTGTGATGTTTCAGATTAAGGAAGCACAGCCTGAGCATAGCCACCCAATCAGCGGTACGGGGTATTCGTGGGACGAGTCCGGCATGGCGGAGCTGTTCTCCGAGTGCTACAAGAATGATACCCGCTACTGCCCCGAAGCGAAAAGCTGGTTCACCTACTCCGAGGGGGCATGGCGTAAGGACACGGGTTCTCTGCTGGTAGCGGAGAAGATCAAAGAGTTCTGCCGCCTGATGGCTCTCTACTGTGGTGAGATTGCCAACGAGGAACGGCGTTCCGAGTACATGAAGTTCATCGTGAAAATGGGCGACCGGCGCTTCCGTGACCGGCTGATGAAGGACGCTGCCAGTGTGCTTCCTATCGCTTCGGCGGAGTTTGACGCAAACCCCTACCTTATCAACTGCAAGAACGGCACTTTCGACCTCGAAAAAATGGAGTTCCGGGAACATGACTGGAAAGACTTCCTGACTATGCAGACCAACTTCAACTACACCTTGCAGGACGCACGGTGCCGCCGCTGGGAGAAGTTTGTTGCGGAAGTCACTTGTAATGACGAAGACAAGGCTGATTATCTTCAAAAGGCGCTGGGGTACTCTATGCTGGGTATGGCGAACGAGGAATGTATGTTCATTCTCCACGGCAAGACCACTCGCAACGGTAAGTCCACCATGCTCTCGGCAATTCACCACCTTCTCGGTGACTATGCGTCCGTGTCCCCCGTGTCGATCATCTGCAAGGCGGAGCGCTCGAAGAACGCCGAAGCAGCGAACCCCATGCTGGCTTCCCTGAAAGGCAAGCGGTTCGTCACGATGGCAGAAAGCAATCAGTATGGCAAGCTGGACGAAGAAACGATCAAGCAGCTCACAGGCGGCGAGGAAATCAAGGCTCGGAACCTCTATGAGACTGCCACGACCTTCCTGCCGCAGTTCACCCTTTGGCTTTCCTGTAACGATCTTCCCACCGTCAGCGATAAGTCCCTGTTCGCTTCCGACCGTGTACGGGTCATTGAGTTTAACCGCCACTTCACCGAAGCGGAGCAGGACAAGAACCTGAAAAATGAGTTCCAGACACAGGAAGCTATGCAGGGCATTTTCGCTTGGCTGGTCGCCGGATACTTCAAGTACAAGCGTTTCGGTCTGAAAATGTCCCCCGCCATGCGGAAGGTAGTCAACCAGTACGAGCGTGACAACGATCTGTGCTTGCAGTTCCTCGAAGAACGCTGTGAGCAAGCTGAGGGGGTCAACACCCGCTCGAAGTCTCTGTTTGACGCATACAAGATTTGGTGCAAGTCCAACGGGTACTTTGCCTGTTCTGCCAAGCGGTTCAATGCCGACATGGAAACGCACCCTGAGTGGCACGGCGGCAAGGTCGTGTATCAGGGCTACCCCGTCTACAAGAACCTCAGACTGAAAGGAGCGTCTTAATGAACCGGTCATGTAATTCTATCCTCTGCCGCTTCGGTATCCACACAGCAGACCCGTATGTTCATATTCAGGTCAAGTGCCGTAATGGTTCTCACCGCTGGCAGAGCAATTATGAAGTCTGCGAGCGTTGTGGCAAGCGGCTAAGAAAAATCCGCATTACAAAGGAGCGTCCGTGATGAAGTGGAAAAGGATTAAGTGTTTCCTGACTGGCGGACACCACCTGTACGATAAGAACCTTCAAACCATTCATAACACAAATGGGTATCACTTCATTAACTACTGCGTGAAGTGCGGTAAGGTGTTCGCTGCGTTCATGGCGGAAGCTGAATTGAATGGCCTGATCGACCGAGACATTGAGCAGTTCAGAAAGGAGAGATTGCATGATTGCCACCAATGAAGAACTCGCCCTGCTGGAAAAGTGGAAGCGAAAACTCTGCTTGCAGGAGTGGCGAATAAAGCTGTTGACCCATCTACACCCCGAAGAAATGACGGTGCGTAATACCGCAGGCTGTACCGAGTGGTCAGAAGCAATTAAGACCGCTCGTATTGAGATCATCAACCCTGCCTGCTACGGCGACCGCATTGTGCCGTTCAATTTTGAAAAGACGCTGGTGCATGAGCTGCTACACCTGAAATTCTCCTTCTGGTGTCAGAACGAAGATGATGTTGGCGATAGAGTCATGCACCAGATGATTGACGATCTCGCAAGAGCTTTGACGGAAGGGGACAGCGATGATGAAGCCTGAATACTGCCCCGACTATGTAGGCGTTGCCTGCGTTGATGGCACTTGCCCTGTTGCCAACTGTGAAGAATACACTGAGCGGTGTATGCCTGTCATTTCCTGTTGCCGGGACTGCTTCTATTATAAGGGCTGTGAAGACTGTGCAATCTCTGACGATTGCGACCGAATGGAGGATAAACATGAGTAAAAAGTGTGTATGTGGCAATGAAATGACTCGTGAAGACTGGAAGCACGAGTGGGTTTGTCATCGTTGTGGACGAAAGCGGCCTATTCCACTACCCCCGATGTTCACCGTCTTCATGTGCCGTAAATGTGAACACCTTCTGTATGTCGAGGAAGACGAGGACTTTCCTCAGAAGCTCGGAAAAATCGCCGCAAAATCCTGCCCCTGTTGCGGCGAACAGGAAGAAGGTCTGTGGAGACTTCTCGGCAGAGCGGAAGGGTTCGAGGGAACCGTGTTCACGGAGGAAAGCGATGAAGACTGAGAAAAAGAACCTCCGCCGTATTTCCATCGTAGTCACGGCACAGACCAAGGGCAACCTTGAACGGCTGGCGGCGGTCTGCGGCTACTCTGAGATCGGTCGAGTGGTTGACAAGCTCACCCGTGAGAAGATGATTTCCTTCCATGACTTTGAAAGAAAGGAGAAGCACCATGAATGATGTAATGGAGCAAATCAAAACGCTTTCTGCCACCTTGGACGAGGAAACCACCCGCTTTCACCCTACCGGCAGACTGCTGTTGCTGGGTTCCTACGAGAGCGTATTTCTGAAAGCGGTCAAGCGCAAGGCTGACCTGTTAGGCATTGACTGTGACCTCACTCAGTACCCATGCCCTCCGTACAAGGCCGTGGTGGTAGACAGAGAAACCGTCCCGTCTGACATTAAGCTCACCGCCGAGGTTGACATTGACCACTCCTACTCACAGGGAATGTCATCGGTGTCTCAGGCGACTTTGGCGCTCCTGCTGGCATTGGACTTGGTTCATGCTAAGGACATTACCATTGTAGGCCGGGGTCACGCCGTTCAGAACTTGGCAAAGTACCTCACCCTCGGTAACGCAACTGTGACGGTGGCGCACTCCAAAACCAAGAGTCTTTTGCAGGCCACAATGAACCGTGATGTGGTGATTTACGCCACACCGACTATCACGAAGGACATTTCCTACAACACCCGTGATTTGGTCATTGACCTCGGCAACAGTGTTCCGCACCCTGACCGCTTCAACTGCCCTTATGTGAACAGGATTGGTCAGCTCACCGTGAGCGTGTTGCTCAACCGCTTTGCGAGAAAGGAGCATAGAGCATGAGTGACATTCTGACAACTATCGCCGCCGTTGAATGGATTGTTGTAGGCTGTCTATTCCTCTGGCGACTGCGCCACTGGAACCGCCGCTTTTCGGAACTTTATGACGAGCTGCGAAAGGAGATTGGTAATGACTAATCTGGAAGCGGTAATCGTGATAGCTATGGTGAAAAACAATTTGAATGTTACCGCCGTAGCTAATACCCTGCCCATGCAGCGTAATACTGTTCTTTATCACTTGGATAAAATCGAGCGAGAAACAAAATTAAATCCTCGACACATTCATGATCTAATTGATCTTTTGGAAATTGCCTTGGAGGTGTTATAGAGTGGGTCTTGATATTGTGGTCATGGAACGCAAAGATGTCCGCTGCCCTCATTGTGGTGAGGTCATCATCACGGTAGATGTTTCCAGCACCGACAGCGGTGGTCGGCTCTGGTACGACTTTCTGGAAAAGCTCGGCTACTATGTTCCTTACGAGAAGCGAACCAAGGAGAACGACTGGTACGGCAAGGACATGGTTCTTGACAACGAGCAGGCAAAGCAACTTGCAGACTACGCCGTGAAGAAAGAGGTCTACAACTGGGACGGCGTGGAGTGGATTGTGACGGAAGCACTCGCCCACGGAAACAAGGTGGTTATCAACGCTGACTGGTAGTTAGGTGATAAAGGTGATAAAGGTGAGTGTTTTTGCAAAGACTTTTTTCAAATTGGCGTGTTTTGAAAAATTGTTTTTCGTATTTTAGGTGAGTTAGGTGAGTAATCAGGCATAAATGCCTATAACTCTCTCTTATACGCGCGTATATAGAAATAGTTATAGGGAAATGCACCCGATTACTCACCTTTATCACCTTGACGACTTTGAAAGGAGAAAACGACTATGTTGAAAGAAATTGCCCGAATGACGATTATTCTCGACGGTGAAGAAGTCTACATGGTAAAGAGGATGGTAAATGAGCTGCGAGAAAAAGGGCATGACCTTTATATCGGGCGTATTGAAATTGAGACTGTGATGAAGGAGGGCGCAGAGCATGACAGATGAAATTGTGGAAAAGCGTGGTCGGGGCAGACCGAAGGGTACTGGTGGAAATGCCCGACCGGACAAGGCCGTGCAGCTCGAACCCGGAGATAATCGGAAATATATCATGCACGATCTGAGAATGTGGGATTGGCCTGCGGTGGATATGACCCGACCGAAAGATGTGTCCGAGCGTATTGGACAGTATTTTCAGATTTGTGCAGAGGACGATATGAAACCCTCTGTTGCTGGTATGGCATTAGCGTTTGGAATTGATAGAAGAACTATGTGGAAATGGGTTAATGGCATTGATAGTGCCTACATTCCCACCGAAAGCAGAGACACCTTAAAAAAGGCGTATCAATTTTTGAACGCACAAATGGAAAACTATATGCAGAACGGGAAGATCAATCCGGTTGCCGGTATCTTCCTGATGAAGAACAACATGGGCTATGCGGACAAGCAGGAGGTCGTGTTGACACCCAACCAGCAGCTCGGAGATCAGGTTCCCGCCGAGGACTTGGAGAAGAAGTACCTTGAAGATGTAGTGGGTGCGTCCAGCGACTATGACCCGGAGGACTGAGCGACTTTCACGACTATGGCTTACGACTATGCCGAGCGACTTTGCGACTTTCCTACGACTTTCACGACTTTCGCCTGAACGACTTTACGACTTTCCGGCGAGGGTCTGCGACTTTGACAGAGCTGCCGATCTCCTCACGGGGTCGGCGGCTTTTCCTTTTCCCGGCTGATCGGCGGCGGGTTCTACCGGGGCGGCGTGGGCGCTGCCGGGGTTCCGGCCTGATCGGGGCGGCGTTTTTCGCCTTTTATATGTATAGTACATCTTCTTTTAAGTTTTCGGACGGTGGAAAGCATCAAGAAAAAACTTGAATTATTTTTAGAAACTCTATTGACATTCAAGTTAAAACTTGATATACTCCAATCATCAAGTTAAAACTTGAAATTGAAAGGGGTTTTTACAATGACAGTTAAACAGTTTTCAGAAGTAGCAGCGGGGCGCATTTATTTGAATGATTTCGGAAGTTCTCTTTCCGCCGTTCCCGGTTCCGTTCTCTTTGATGCTATCAAAGATTGTAAGATTTGTGAAATTGAAAGCCGGGGCGGAGATTTCGAAATCACATTAGAAAAACAGCTTGTGCGGGAATGAGAAAGGAGCTTGCATCATGAAAAAGATTTTTGATTTACCCGTTTGCGGTTATGACCGGGCAAAAAGTTTTTACGGAAAAGCAAAAGTTATTGAAACGGACAACGGCGAAAAAGTTTTGCAGTCCTATAATACTTTTGTTTGTCGTATCACGGCGGGGGGGCGGTTCGTTCGTATGTGGGGCGGCTATTCCGCTACTACAATGCGCCATGTAAATAGTTTTCTTTCATTCTATGATATGAACGGCGGCGGGAAATCGTGGTGGGATATGCAGCCGGTAGAAACGGAAAAGCCGAAAGCGGCGGATATGACCCCCGCCGAAAGTTTGAAAGCCATGTACAACCGCCGTACCGCTAACAACGTGAATTATTGAAAGGGGTGTATAAAATGAAATTCAAGACAACACAAAAGGAAATCCGGGCGAATTACAATAAAATTATTTGCGTTCCCTATTGCGGTTTACAAAACCTTTTGAATTATGAAATCCCCGTTGCGTACACGGTACGCCGTGAAGGGTGGGCCGCTGATATTTACGATATGGGCGGCGGGGTTGCTATTGTAACAGGTTATGCCCCATTCGGAAATATTCGCCCGTCTTATGAATTGCGGGAACGGTACGAAACGCAAGCCGAAAAAATCCGCTATGATTATAGCCTTTCCTATGAACAACAGCGGGAAAGCCTGAAAAGCCTTGCAAGGGATTTTATAAAGGGGGTTTACAATCATGAATAAACGGGAATATTGCGAAAGCCGGAAAAGTATCGCCTATTATAGCGGCTTGAATGGGCTTGAAATCAAAGGCATTGTATATGGCATTGACGATTATATTTATTGTGTTTCCGGGGCGTGGGGCGGCGGTAAAGCGTTCCACCGTTGCAAGATACAGTATACCCGGAAAGGGGCAGCTTTTTTCCGGGTATACGGGCATAGGGTTCTCCTTGATGAATGTATTAGAGTGGGGGTTTAATTATGAATTATATTTTCAAAACAACGGCAACAATGAAAGAATACAACAATAAAAAGTGGTACATTGATGGCGGTATTGTTTCGGATATGCGCATAGATGCGGATAGCGTGGAAAATGCGCTTGAAATTTACCGGGAACGGGTGGAAGAAAAGTATTATATCAACATTTCCCAAAATGCTATAAAGAACAAGTCGGAAATGTTTGTTGATCTGTTAGACGGGGGCGCAAAACAAGTCGGCTATGTTATCACGGGCAAAACAGAGTTTGACAAGGGCGATTATACCGGATACAGCACACAATATATTGATCTATGGGTAACAATTCTAACCGTTGTGGATACGGTATTTTAACGGGGGTGTAGGGCATGATATACGCAAGGAAAAAGCACGGTAGCGCAAGCTGCTATCTTGTATCCCCCGACACGGTGCAAGCGTTTATACGTTATGAAACATGGGCGCAAGGGGTTGCAAATTGCTTTTGTAATATCACGGTAAAGCCCTATAAAGGCCGGAAATACAATCCCGCTTTTGTTTGGGTGTGCGTGGGTTGAAAGGCGGTGAAAGCGTGTATTTAATTCTTTTGTTGCTTTTGCTGCCGGTGCAAATCCTGATTGAAATATTGAAATTAAATAAGTGAACGCCGCCCCGGTGCTATTCCGGGGCGGTTGTTTTTGCGCTTTTCGGCCTGATCTGGGCGGCGGGAATGGGTGACGGGGGCGGGGGATATGCCAGCGGCAGCGAGGGCGGGGTAAGCTGAAAAATACCCGCAAAAAATAAAAAGGTCAATTTCAAGAAATATCTTGACAAGTTAAAACTTTAATGCTATCATTTTCTCAGAGGTGATAATTATGACTTCCAAAGAAATTGTAAACAATCTCATGCAAGCACAAGGGGTAAGCAACGCTGAAATGGCAGCTAAACTCAATTTGACACAAGCTGCCCTTTGGGACAGACTCAACCCCAAAAAGACTAACAACATGACCGTTAAGAAGTTCAACGAAATGCTCAAAATGCTTGATTACAAAATTGTGGCAGTTCCCAGAAAAACCCGTCTATCGGAAGGAGGTTTTGAAGTTGAATGACACATTAAAGCTGATTGAAACCCGTACCATCAATGATGCCCTCGTTAATGGGTATTACGGCAAGAAAGAAGCATGGTTCACCCGTGATGAAATTGGTTCGGTTCTTGGTTACGCTGACCCCCGGCAGTCCATAGCGAATATCCACAATCGTCACAAAGAGCGGTTTTCGGATAAATCAGTCCAAATCAATTTGATTTGCACTGATGGAAAAAGCTATGACACTACCGTTTATAATTTCAAGGGCGTTATGGAGATTTGTCGTTGGAGTAAGCAACCGAAAGCCGATATGGTTATGGAAGCACTTTACGACATGGCTGAGTCCGTTGCTCGTACCGGTTTCTATTCCGTACTTCCCGATCAGGAGCTTATCGACCTTCTTGTGAAGCGTCAGAGCGAGAACCCGACATTTCTCAGAGAAGCCGTCGTTGACTTAAAATCTAAGAAAGCTCTGGAACAGCTTGCCCAAGACGCACAGCTTAGAGAATTGTGGAAACAGAGAGCTGAACTCCCTCTCGGTGAGTACAAGAGTAAACTCGATGTTATCTGTAACGGCAACTTCACCCTTCTCAGCAAGGAAATCAAGAAATACGAGAAATGGTACACCGCTTTTAAGGCTCGCAAGGTAGATTATAGCTTGTAAGCTATTAGAGTGCATAAACTCTCTATATATGCGCGTACTAAGAGAAAGTTATATAACTCAATAGCTCGTAAGCTATTATGGAAAGGAGAACGACATGACAGTAAAAGAAATTGTCTATCTGCTGTCTACGAAGCAGGGATTGACCCAAGATGACTTAGCCAATAAAATAGGCTATACCAATCAAGGGAGTGTCGCTCGTCCTCTTTCCCGTAATAGTGGAATGACCATGCAAGTTGGCACACTCATTCGCTGGTTGGAGTCTTTGGACGCTCAAATCGTCATTGAACCTCTTGACGGTGATGACGGATATGTTTTGGACGGGGAGAAAGAGTTATGAGATGGGGATATGGTCGAGTTAGTTCTAAAGGACAACGGCTCTATGGTATGTCGCTTGAAGATCAGCTTGAAAGGCTGCTGGCGCAGGGTATTGACCAAGAGCATATCCTACTGGATACCTACACTGGCACGAAGATCGACAGGCCAAAGTTTAACGAAGTTCTCTCCAAGCTGGAACCCGGTGACGAATTGGTGGTGTGCAAGCTCGACCGCTTTGCCCGTACTGCTCCCGAAGGAGCCATGTTGGTTCGTGACTTGGTGGAACGAGGTATCAAGGTCAACATTCTCAACATGGGCGTTGCGGACAATACGCCAATGGGAAAAGTTATGGTGACAGTCATGCTTGCGTTTGCCGAGTACGAGCGAGATATGATCGTTGAAAGAACCAGCATGGGTAAGGCCATGAAGCGTGAACATGACCCTGACTGGCGGGAAGGTCGCAAATTAAAAGAAATTGACAACGAGCAGTTTGAAAAACTCGCTCAAAAACAAAAAGACGGTCTTATCACCGTAGCGGACTGCTGCCGGGAACTCGGCATTAGTCGGTCTACATGGTATGATCGGTCGAGAAAGGTTGGTTGATAATGGCGTACTATCAGTTTTCATTACCCATGACTACCAGCGAAAGCTATCAGCTTATCAAGACAGTCTGTGAACGGTCTTGCACCATCAAACAGGACTGTCCGAATGAGAGCATTGAGGTACGAACAAGGTTCCGCATGGGGAAAGGTTCGCTCCCGTTTGTGTTTTATCTGAGGGAACTGGAAGACGGAACTGAAATCATGGTCAGCTCGGATAACGCAACGCTCACGGGGGCTTTAGCGGCGATGAACGGAAATAAGCCGGAAAGCGTTTGGGATTTGCCGGACAAAGAATGGAACGATCTCATTGAGGATTTCCGAAAGGAATATCCCGCCTTCCCCTTGCAAGTTGGCAAGCCTGTTCCGGTCGCCGCTGAGCCTTGTGATGATGGCATGGGGCAAGAATCAATCAGCCGGGGCAAAAATGTATCTCTCGGTAGAGCGGCGGTTGGTGGTTTGATGTTTGGTAGCGCTGGTGCCGTGGTGGGTGGTTTGAGTGGCACAAAGAAGACCACGAGCCAATCCAGAAACATCTTTTCTGCTACTGTTCTTTTCCGAGTGCTTTATAGCAACGGAAGATTGATTGAAAAAACGGTTAAGAAAAACAGCCGGGAGTTTGCCGAGCTGATGGCAAAATCCAGATAATCGGCTTCTGCGAGGGCAGGAGTGACAGCCATGACGGGCTATCTGTGTAGAAATACACGGGTAGCTCGTTTTTTTTGTTGGAAAGGAAATGCACATGAATTATGAAAAACTCTCCGGCTCTATCCGAGCCGTGATTGACCGCCGACCGGGAGATGTCGGGGCGTACAGCGACCTCTTTTCTCTGTGCCGGGAGTGGGAAACCGAGGATTTCTCGGCGGCACATAAGGTAAACAAGGAGCTGCTGGCACTCTCCGCAGATCAGGTAGTCCGTGGCGGCGGGGTGAAGTTCTATGAACAGTGGCGGCGGTGTCTTCTCTTTGAAGCACCCCATGATTTTGACTCCTTCATGACCTACATCGAACTCGACCGCAAGCCGGAAAAGCGGTTTTATGCACCCCGCAAGCACTATCTCAGACCGATGGTGCAGGGGTTTCAAGATGTTCTGGACGGGAAGCTGCGCCTTTTGACGATCTCCATGCCGAAACGAGCGGGAAAGTCTCAAACGGGTATCAATTTTGTGAATATGATCTCCGGCAAGTTCCCTGACCGCTCGACCCTGATGGAAGGGACAGGCGATGACCTTGTAAAGAGCTTCTACAATGGTTGTCTGGAATACCTGACAGTTCCCAACGAGTACCTGTTCTACGATGTATTCCCGGACGCACGGCTGGTACAGACCAACGCTGATACGAAGACGGTGAACCTGAAAAGCAAGTCCCGTTTCCCCACCATCATGTGTCGTTCCATTGACGCTCGACAGGTGGGCTTGTCCGAAGCCACCAATGTCCTCTACCTCGATGACTGTGTGGAAGGTCGTGAGGAAGCGAAGAATCGCCAGCGGCTTGATGATAAGTGGGAAGTGATCTCCGGCGATATTATGGGTCGTGCCATTGAAGGTACGCCGATGGTTTTCACCGGCACTCGCTATTCCCTGTATGACCCCATCGGTCGTGTACAGGAACACGCACAGCGGGAGGGCTGGGCTTGGAGAGCGATTGAGATACCCGCCCTCGATCTCGTGACGGACGAGAGCAATTATGAGTATGAACGGGAGGGCAAGAAGGTCTTTACCACCGCCTACTTCCGGGAGCAGCGGGAACTTCTGAGCGCAGAGCAGTTTGAGAGCGAGTTCCAGCAACAGCCTTTTGAAGCGAAGGGTCTGCTGTTCAACAAGGACGAGCTGAACTACTTCTTTGAGCTGCCGAAAGACCGTGACCCGGATACCATCATCGCCGTTGGCGATACGGCGGAAAGTGGCTCTGACTCGACCTCTATGCCGGTGGCGATGATATACGGCAATGCTGTGTATATCGTTGATGTAGTCTTTGATGACTCTCCCGCCGAGGTGACGAAGCCGGAATGTGCCAAGTGCCTGATCGAGAACAAGGTTGCTTCCGCCGTCTTTGAGTCCAACAATGCCGGTCAATATTATGCCAGAGATGTTGACCAGATCATTCGTGAGCGTGGGTACTCCGTTGGTATCCGCACGAAGCGCACGATCTCCAACAAGCAGACCCGTATTGAGTTCGCTTCCGACAACATCAAGAAGAACTTCTACTTCAAGCACCCCTCCACCTACAAGCGGGGCAGTCAGTATTGGAACTTCATGAAGGAAGTGACCACCTACACCCGCTCCGGCAAGGTTCCACACGATGACGCTCCTGACTCCCTCTCCCTATTGGAGAACGAAATCCGTATGCTGTCCGGGGGTAAGGTTGAAGTTTTCAAACGGCCTATTTGAGTTCTTTACTTTCGCTGTGGCGAATGGTATGATAAAAGGTTAGTATTGACAACCATTGGAGAGTTTGATACAATGATAAGAGAGAAAATAGGTAGAGGGGAGGTATTCTGTCTTGGGCTGTTTCGGTCGTAAGAAAATCTTTACCGATGTGACGGAGATCACACGGGACAATGTTCTGAACGTGCTGAGAAAGGCACTTATCACACATTGGTCGAACAAAGCGGATATGGAATATCTCTATGCCTACTACAAAGGCAGGCAACCGATTTTGAACCGTAAAAAGGAAGTCCGCCCTGAGATTCAAAACAATGTGGTTGAGAACCGTGCCAATGAGATCGTGTCCTTCAAGGTCGGCTATCTGATGGGTGAACCCATTCAGTATGTCAGCCGAAGCGATGATAAGATGGTTGCCGACAAGATCACCACTCTGAACGGCTACTGTCTTTCCGAGGATAAGGCCGCAAAGGATAAGGAACTGGCAGATTGGTTTCACATCTGCGGCACGGCATACCGCATGGTGCTTCCCGACAGCGTGTTTGAGAAGGAAAGCGATGAAGCTCCCTTCGAGATTTACACCCTCGACCCTCGGTTTGCTTTCGTGGTGTATGCCAATTCCATCGGTGAACCGCCCGTAATGGGTGTGAAGTACATTCAGCGGTCGGACGGTGTAGTGGTTTACAGCATTTATACGAAAGACCGCTATTTCGAGGTTGAAAACCAGAGTATGATCGTCCGGGAAGAAGCTCAGTCGCTCGGTATTCCCATTATCGAATACCCGGCGAACAACGCTCGGTTGGGAGCTTTTGAGATCGTCCTTCCCCTGTTGGACGCTATCAATACGGTGGACAGCAACCGTCTTGACGGTGTAGAACAGTTTGTTCAGGCGCTCATGCTGTTTCACAATGTTGACATTTCCGGTGATGATTTCTCCAAGCTGCGGGACGAGGGTGCGATCAAGTACAAGGACATTGACCCGCAGTATAAAGCGGAGATCAAGTATCTGACCTCCGAACTGAACCAGAGCCAGACACAAACACTGGTCGATCACCTCTATAACACGGTGCTGACGATCTGTGGTATGCCAAACCGCAACGGTGGTTCTTCCACCAGCGATACCGGCTCTGCGGTCATCATGCGTGATGGTTGGTCGGCGGCGGAAGCCAGAGCCAAGGACTCCGAGCTGATGTTCAAGCTCTCCGAAAAAGAGTTCTTGAAGCTGGTTCTGCATATCTGTTCCGATCTGAGTGATCTGGAATTGAAGCTGTCGAACGTGGAGGTTCGTTTTACTCGGCGCAATTATGAAAATATTGCTCAGAAAGCGACCGTATTGACCACTATGCTCAGTAACCCCAAGATTGCTCCCGTTCTGGCCTTTACCCATTGCGGTATGTTCTCCGACCCGCAGCTTGCCTACCGTATGAGCATGGATTACGCAGAGGAACAGGAGAAAAAGGCCGCTGAACTCGCAAGCAAGCAGAAGGAGGTTAATCCTGATGGAAAAGGAAATCCGCCTGACCCCGGAAGTGGTCAGGAAGATTGAGGAAATCTTGACTACGGGAAAGACCGTTGAGATCGCCGAGCGGCACGAGAAAGTGGTTGTTTGGGCGGTCAGCAGCAAAAAGAAATATGAACAGCCTATCGCATAGGCGGTAGGGACAGCCATTACGGGCTACTGATACCGAAAAGGTATTGGTAGCCCTTTTTCTTTTGGTTTAATCGCCGTAAGGCGTTGAATAGGCAGAGAAGCCTTAAATCACAAAACGGAGAGAACCGTAAACACAAAGGTATAGTGCGGAGATGCACTTTAAAAAGCGCAGAAAGGAACGATTGTATGGCAAAGATTGATGTTTCCACCATTGAGGGCTTTGCGGATATGACCGCAGAGCAGAAAGCGGAAGCCCTCGCAAACTACGAGTTTCCCGACCCTGATTATACCGGCTATGTGAAGAAAGATGTTTTTGACAAGACTGCTTCCGAGCTTGCGTCTTGGAAGAAGAAGCACAATGAGCTGCTTTCTGAGGAAGAACGCAAGAAGCTGGAAAATGAGCAGATGTTCGAGGAAATGAAAAACAAGCTGGCGGGGTTGGAAAAGGAGAAGACCGTTTCCAGTTACAAGGCGAGTTTCGCCGCACAGGGCTATCCTGAGTCGCTGGCGACAGAAGCCGCTACCGCTATGGCGAACGGTGAGATGGATAAGGTCTTTGCCGCACAGAAGACGTTTCTGGAACAGTATGAAAAAGATGTAAAAGCCAAGGTTCTGAAAGAAACCCCCAAGCCCCCTGCCGGTGGCAAGGGCGGCGAGATGACCAAGGCTGATTTTCTGAAACTCGACACCAAAGCCCAGTTGGAGTTCATCAAGGAACATTCTGACTGGCAGACAATTTTGAAGTAATTATGGAGGTAAAACATTATGGCTACCTATCTCGGTTTCCCGTTTGACCCTGAGCTGTTTAACTACAACTGGGCAAACGCAAAAGACCCCACTCTGACCGCTATGTTTGAGAGCGGCGCTGTCGCCCCGAACGCAGAGCTGGCACGGCTGATCGCTAACGGCTCTGACTTCTACACCCTGCCCTTCTACAAGGTCATCGGCGGCACTCCTGAGAACTACGATGGCGCAACCGACATTACCCTGACCGACCCCGCTGGCGGCGCTCAGAACGGTATCGTGTTTGGTCGTGCGCACGGCTGGAAGGAGAAGGACTTCATCGTTGATTACAATAGCGGTGCCGACCCCATGCAGCAGATCGTGTCTCAGGTGTCCAAGTATTGGCAGAAGCAGCGCCAGTCCATCATGCTGAAAATCCTCAATGCGGTCTTCGGCGTGACCGGCATCGGTGAGTTTGCTGATTGGGCGAACCACACCACCGACCTGTCTTCCGCTTCTACCACCGTTGCGGACGCTAACAAGATGGGCGCTACCACCATCGGTGACGCTATCCAGAAGGCCGTGGGTGACAATCAGGACGCTTTCCAGCTTGTGTTTATGCACAGCAAGGTCGCCACGAACATGGCTGGCCTGAAACTGCTGGACTTCCTCAAGTACACGGACGCAAACGGCGTGGAGCGCCCCCTGCGTATCGGCACGGTGAACGGTATGACCGTGATCGTGGACGATGGCTGTCCCACCACCGCAGCGGATACTTCCAAGGCGGCGACCTACACCACCTACGTTCTTGGTCTGGGCGCTATCCAGTACGCTCCCGCCCCCGTGAAGGTTCCTTCCGAGTTGACCCGTGATGCTCTCAAGGGCGGCGGCTATGACGCTCTGGTGACTCGTATCCGTGAAACCATGCACCCCAACGGTTTCAGCTTCACCAAGCCCACCAGCGGCTACACCGCTTCCCCCACGGACGCTCAGCTTGCGGCTACCGCCAACTGGTCTATCATGGCTGACCCCAAGACGATTGCGCTGGCGAAGATCATCACCAACGGCTAAGGAGGTTCACCATGTTCTATGTTTCTGACGGAAAAGTGTATGTGCGGGAGGGAGATCACTTCCGTAATGTGGGCTTTACCGCAAAGGACAAGGTGATTACTCGGCGTGAACTGGAAAGTACCTCTGTGGTGATGGGTACGGTGGTTGTTGATACTCTCGACAACCCCGTAGCCCTCACCCGTGAGGAAATCATTACCAAGTTCAATCTGTCCGAGGAAAATCCCATTCCCATTATCAAGAAGTCCCGCAAGAAGTCCGAGGAACCCGCTGAGTGATAGGAGGTGGAAAGCATGACGGACGCTGAGAAGTTGAAAATGGTGAAAGCCATGACCGGCGAGACAGACGAGGACACGCTTTCCACCTACCTTTCTATCGCCGGAAACAAGGTGTGCCGCAAGGCATACCCCTTCGACCCCACCGTGACCGCTGTTCCTGACCAGTACGCTCACATTCAGGTGGAGATCGCCGTGTATCTGCTGAACAAGCGGGGAGCCGAAGGGCAGACCGCTCACAGCGAGAACGGTATCTCCCGCTCCTATGAGGACGGCGATGTGCCGCCTACGCTGCTGAGGGACATTGTTCCCTTTGCCGCTGTGATGGGAGGTTGAGTGCATGAGAACGCTGAACCGCAACAAATCGCCCTTCTGGTATCTGCTGTATGACAGCAAGGCTCCCGCCAAGGACGAGTACGGCAACGAAACCGGCGAGGAACTGGTGGTTTACAAGCCTGCCGTGGCGATGAACGCCAATATCTCGGCGGCGACCGGCTCCGCTCAGGTGGAGCAGTTCGGTAATTTCGCAGGGTACGACAAGGTGATCGTCACCGATGACCTGAGCTGCCCCATTGACGAGAATACCGTGCTGTTCATCGACAAAGAACCGCAGTATGACAAGGACGGGAAACCGCTCTACGATTACATGGTCAAGCGGGTCGCCAAGTCCCTCAACTCCATTTCCTATGCGGTCAGTAAGGTGACGGTATCGTGAGTCAGACGATCAATGTTCCGCTCTCCGGGAGAGGGATTGAGCGGCTGATACGGGAAACCGAGAACTGGAAGAACCGGCTTCAAGAGCGGACTGCGGTCTTTCTCGACCGGGTAGCGCAGGAGGGCATGGAGAGAGCTTCTGTCAAGTTCTCGCAGGCCGTTTATGACGGCACGAACGATGTTTCCGTGACGGTGGAACCCCGTGGGAACAATGTTCGAGCGGTGGTGGCGATAGGCGGGGCTACCCTATTCATTGAGTTCGGCACAGGCGTGACCTACCCGGACGATCACCCGGAAGCCGGAGAACTCGGTATGAAGCGTGGCGAATACGGTCAGGGTCACGGCAAGCAGCACTCTTGGGGTTATTACGGCGACCCCGGCACGAACGGAGTGCTGAAAGAAAAGAAGAACGGCGGGTTCGTGGTCATCACTCACGGCAATCCCGCCAATATGCCGATGTATGAAACGGTAAAGGAGCTGCAAGACCGGCTCACGGAAATTGCGAAGGAGGTGTTTTCATGATTGATGTGGAGAGTCAAATCTACACGCCGATTGCGGAAGCCCTGAGAGCGCAGTTTCCCGGCATCTTGGTCAGCGGCGAGTATGTCAATGCCCCTACCCGTTTTCCCTATGTGAGTTTGGTGGAGCAGGATAACTACACCACGGAAGCACACATGGACAGCGGCGATACGGAGAGGTTCGCTACTCTGATGTACGAGGTGAATGTCTACTCCGATAAGGCAGGCGGTAAGAAATCCGTTTGCCGAAAAATCATGAGGTTTGTGGACGATCTCATGTACGCCAAGAATTTCCGGCGTACTTCTCTGTCCCCGGTTCCCAATTTGGAGAACGCAACAATTTACCGTCTGGTTGCCCGATACAAGGCTGAAACGGACGGAACCACTCTTTATAGGAGGTAAATGAAATGGCTATTTCCACCTACAAGGTTTTTCTGATGAAGAAAGCCGACACTGGTGAACAGTGGAGCAAGCTGATCGACATTAAGGAGTTTCCTGACCTCGGCGGCGAACCCGAAATGCTGGAAACCACCACCCTGAGCGACAATATGCAGACCTACATCGCCGGTATCCAGTCCCTCGATGGTCTGTCCTTCACCGCCAACTACACGCTGGCTGATTTCCAGACCCTCAAGGCTTTGGAAGGCAAGAAGGTCAGCTATGCGGTCTGGTTTGGCGGCACCGAGAGCGATGGCACTGTTACTCCCGATGGCTCTAACGGCAAGTTCAGCTTTGACGGTGAGCTGTCCGTGTATCCCGTGGGCGGCGGCGTGAACGAAGTGGTGAACATGAACATCACCATCGCTCCTTCCACCCCCATCGCTTTCTCCGCAACCTAAGACACCAACAATCGCCGTATTGATAAGGAGGATTTATCATGGCAAAGCAGTTGACAATCAATGACCCCACTACCGGTGTGACCTACACGCTGGAATACACCCGCAAGACCGTTGAAGCGATGGAGAAGAACGGCTTTGTTGCCGCCGATGTGGAGCGCAAGCCTATGACTCTGCTTCCGGCTCTGTTTGCTGGTGCGTTCCTCGCCCATCATCGGTTCGTAAAGCGTGATGTGATCGACAGCATTTACGCTCGTATGAACCACAAGGACGAGCTGATTGCCGCTCTGGTAGAGATGTATAACGACCCCCTGCTGAGTCTGCTGGACGAGCCTGAGCAGGAGGGCAACGAGGGAAACCTGAGCTGGAAGACCGGCTGGTAAGCGACCGATCTTCCAGAAGTGAGGGGGGCGGCGGCGACCATCGCCCCGCTCCCCTTCTCGCTTACACGCCAAAATTTTATGAGGTTTTCCCGTACTATCTTTCCATCGGTATGACCTATGAGCAGTTTTGGGAACAGGACTGCGAATTGGTGAAGTATTACCGAAAGGCGGCGCAGATCAGGCAAGACCTGAGAAATCAAGACGCTTGGCTCCAAGGAGCTTATTTTTACGAAGCGCTTATTGATGCCGCCCCGGTTCTTCGTGCTTTCGCCAAGAAGGGAACCAAGCCCACACCGTATCGGGAAAGCCCCTACGAGCTGTTCAGTCGGCAGGATAAAAAACAGCAGAAGCAACTTCAAGAAAAACACGATGACCAAGCCAAGGCATACATGGAAGCCTTTATGGTATCGGTCAATAAGAAATTTCAAGAGAAAGGTGGTGGCGTAAGTGGCTGACAATGTGGAAATTCAGGGGTTGGAGTTTCAGATCGTCAATGACAGTACGCAGGCGGTCACAGGACTTCAAAACCTGATTAACACGCTCAATCGTTTGAAAACCGCTACCAACGGCGGCGCAACGGGTCTGAGCAAGACCGCTCAGGGTATTCGGGAGCTTTCCAATTCTCTGAAAGGCTTGAACAGCGGTGACGCTTCGCAGAAGATCACCCGGCTTACCAATGCGCTGACCGCTCTGAGTCAGGTTGGGAATGTGAAGATTTCTTCCTCCATCGCCAACCAGCTCACGGCAATCAACACCGCTCTCGCTGGCCTGAAATGGACGGACGGCGACAAGCTGACTTCCCTTGCCAACGGTTTACGCCCTCTCTCCGAGTTGGGTAAGGCCAATATGACCACCTTTATCAATCAGCTCTCCAAGCTGCCGAAGGTGATCGAGGATTTGGAAGCGGCGGACATTGATAAGTTTACACAGCAGATGACCGCTCTTGCCGCCGCCATGAAGCCTTTTGCCGATGAAATGCAGAAAGTGTCCAACGGCTTCTCGGCGTTTCCGTCCAAAATCCAAAAGCTGATTACCAGCACGGAGAAATACAACGCTTCTGCCCGTAAAGCAACCACCACGACCGGGAAGTTCGCAAGCGGATTGAAAGCGTTGAATGTCGCCGCTGTTGCAATCACTTTCCGCAAAATCGGTCATTTCATCGCACAGGCAGTCACGGAGTCCAACAAGTATCAAGAAGACCTGAACCTGTTCACAGTTGCCTTGGGGCAGTATGCAGATGAAGCAAAAGAATATGCAGAATATGTATCTGACATTATGGGAATTGACCCGGCACAGTGGCTTCGCAATCAGGGTATTTTCAACACGCTGCTGACCGGCTTCGGTGACACGGCTGAACGAGCGCAGCTTATGAGCCAAAACCTGACGCAGTTGGGCTATGACCTTTCTTCGTATGCAAATATTCCTATCGAAGAAGCTATGTTGAAGTTACAGTCCGGTATTTCCGGCGAGTTGGAACCTCTGCGGCGCTTGGGCTACGATCTATCGCAAGCAAAGTTACAGCAAACAGCACTTAACCTTGGTATCAAGGAAAGCGTTGCCAACATGACGCAGGCAGAAAAGGCCGAGCTGAGATACTACGCCATTATGACTCAGGTGACAACCGCTCAGGGTGATATGGCGAGAACGCTGGAAGCTCCTGCAAACCAGCTTCGTATCTTGCAGGCACAGCTTACACAGGCCGCACGAGCTATCGGTAACATCTTCATTCCCGCACTGAACGCAATTCTTCCCTATGCAATCGCTGTTGTTCAGGTCATTCGAGAGATCGCCAATGCCCTTGCCAACCTTGCGGGTTTCAAGTTGACGGAGGTGGACTATTCAGGAGTGAATAGCGCTGCTGTCGGCGCTGGGTCTTTGGCTGATAATCTCGATGACGCTGCCGGTGCTGCCAAGAAGCTGAAGCAGTACACCGCAGGCTTTGACGAGCTGAATGTCTTTGCTCCCAACACGGGAAGCGGTTCCGGGGCGGGTGCTGGTGGCGCAGGTGGATTTGATTTCGATTTGCCTACCTACGATTTCCTTGGTGACGCTGTGCAGACCCGCATTGGTGAAATCAAGAAGATGATTGAGGACACTCTCGCAGAGATCACCACGATTGTTTCCGGCTTTATGCTGGCGGTAGGTGCAATTCTGGTCGTAACCGGTGTGAATATTCCGCTGGGTGTCGGTCTGATGGCGGCTGGTGCGGTCGGCCTTGCGGCTACCGTTGGGCTGAATTGGACTGCTATGAGTAGCGAACTGGCAAGTACGCTGGCTCTCATTACAGGTGTTGTCGGCGGCTTCCTGCTGGCTCTTGGCGCAATTATGGCGTTCTCCGGGGCGAACCTTCCTCTTGGTATCGCTTTGATGGCCTTGGGCGGGGCAAGCCTTGTATCTGCCGCTGTTATCAACTGGCATAACAGCGACCAGCACCTCACTGACGCTTTGACCACCTTAACGGGAGTTCTGGCGGGTGCTTCTCTGGCGGTAGGCGCTATGTTGGCCTTTACCGGGGTCGCAACCGGGCTGGGTATTGCACTGATGGCTGTTGGTGCTGTCACGCTTGTATCTGCCGCAGCTCTGAACTGGAACAGTATCCCGGACGCTCTGGCTTCTCCCTTGTCCAGAGTCGGATTGCTGGTCAGCGGAGCAACTTTGGCTCTCGGCGCTATCCTCGCTTTCTCCGGGTGTATGCCCCTCGGTATTGCGCTGATGGCGATTGGTGCTACTTCTCTGGTTTCCGTAATGGCTCTCAACTGGAATGGCCTGAGCGATGAAATCCAGAATGTGATTGCCATTATTACCACGGTCGTATCTGTGGCGTTCCTCGCTATCGGTGCGGCACTGGCGTTCTCCGGGGCGAATATTCCGTTGGGTCTGGCTCTGCTGGCGGCGGGTGCGGTCACAATGGGTACGGCTATCATGCCGAACTGGAATGACCTCTCTGACAATGTTCAGCAGAAGATCAGCATGATTACCACCGTTGTCGGCGGCGCTCTCTTGGCGGTCGGCGCTATCCTTGCTCTAAGCGGAGTCGCCCTTCCTCTCGGCCTTGGCCTGATGGCGGCTGGCGCATTGAGCCTTGGCGCTGTTGCTACCCTGAATTGGGATTTTGTGGTTAATTCCATTAAGAAAGTCGTATCGGTCATCACGGGTATTCTCAGCGGCGCATTGATCGTTCTCGGTGTCCTGCTGTGCCTGAGCGGTGCGGGTGTTGGCCTTGGCCTTGCGGTACTGGCGGCGGGTCTGTCCCTGTCGTATGCGGCATGGACGCTGGACGATAACCCCATTACTCGCTTTGTACGGCAGATGGCAAACTCCATTATTGGACTTGTGAACGGTGTCATTGACGCAATCAATGATATGTTCCACATCCAGTTCAACGGTCTGTCCGTTATGGGTATCACGCTTATTCCGGCGTTTGATATTCGATTGGTGGATATTCCGCATATTCCGTTCTTTGAAGACGGCGGTTTCCCGAATGAAGGACAGCTCTTTATCGCCCGTGAAGCGGGTGCGGAAATGGTCGGTGCGATGGGGCGCAGAACGGCGGTTGCCAACAATGACCAGATCGTTGAAGGTATCTCCGCAGGCGTGTCCGTTGCCAATGACGGCGTGATCGCCGCTATCTACGCTCTGCTGAATGTTGTGGAAGAAAAGGATATGTCCGTTGTCATTGGCGACAATGAGATCGGTCATTCCTACGACCGCTACAAGGAGAAGCGTGGTCGACAAGTATCTACTGGCGTGTTCGCCAATGCCTACTAAGGAGGGCTGAGGAAATGCAAAGTTTCATTACAATCAATGGCACAAAGTTTCCTCAGCCCCGCAGGGGCTTAGAGCTGCTGTCTGCCACTATCGTAGACTCTGCCAGAAACGCCAACGGCGTTGTGGTAGGCCAGAAGGTCGGCAGAGATCAACAGAAGCTCAACAATCTCTTTTGGGGCTATCTGACAGCGGAACAGTGGTCTGCCATGTTGCAGATTTTTGACAAGAACTTCTTTGTGACGGTCACTTATCCTGATATGGTGAACAACCGCTGGACAACCCGAAAGATGTACCCCGGCGACCGCACGGCGACCCCGTACCATCTTGACCCGAACACGGGGCTTCCTGCGGACTACATCAACTGCAAAGTCAACATCATTGACTGCGGCGAACCGTTCTAAGGAGGTGTAGCCGTGAAACAGGTAAGCAACGCTTACAAGCTGTCGATGAAGTCTTTGCTTCGTGAGCAGTCCTTTGTGGAGATCACCTTCTCTCAGGTGGACACGGCAGCGGCAACAGACGGTAATTGGGTCAGCAACGGGGCGCAGAGCTATTCTGAGTTCGACACGCTGGACTACGGATATGATTATCAGGAGTCCTATGCGGCGTTGGAGCTGAACCGGTGGGCGCTGGACGGAAATACGGTCATCGTTCCTTCTTCCGGGACGATGTATGACGGCTTTGTTTCGAGCCACATGAGTAATGCTGAGGGCAAGTTCACCACCCCTGCGGTGCTGACCCGTGCTTTCAGCAATCCTCATACCTTCCCCGGCATCACCCTGACTTTTGACACCCGCTATCAGGAATGGCCTGATACCGTGACGGTTGATTTCTACCTGAATGGGACGGTGCTGGAAAGTCTGACCCTTCCCGTAGAAGGAACAGAGTTGGTCATCAACACGAAGGTCGCTTCTTGTGACAAGATCGTGTTGACGATGGGGAATACCCTCCCGTACCGCCGACCTCGGTTGCAACAGGTTCTCTACGGCGTGCAGAAGAAATTTGGAAATGATGACATTGTTTCCATCAAGGAGTCTCACGATGTAGACCCGCTCTCCCGCAGACTGCCGCAGGAAACCATGCAGTTCGTTCTTTTGGACTACGAACACAATTATGACCCGGATAACCCGAAAGGCATTTATGCCTATCTGGATAAGAAGTCACCGATTTCTCTCCGATACGGTTATATGCTTCCCACGGGTAAGGTCGAGTGGCTGAAAGCGGACAAGTATGTGTTGAACAGCAAACCGAAAGCTGCCAAAAATCAGGCCACCTTCACAGGGACAGGTCTGGTTGGAAGTCTGACCGGAACCTTCTACAAGAGTAAGCTCGGTTCCAAAAACTTCTACGACATGGCTGAGGAAGTGCTTTTGGACGCAGACCTGACGCTGACAGCGCAGGGTACGCACCCTTGGGTGATTGACCCAACCTTGAAGCAGATGTTCACTACGGCGGCGCTCCCCATTGACTCGCACATGAACTGTCTGCAACTGATCGCTCACGCCTGCCGCTGCCGCCTGTTTACAGACGATGACAATATCATTCACATCAAGCCTTTTGGCGTGACTGTGGTTGGTATTTACAGCGGCGTATGGGCGGATAACGGTCATCTGTGGTACAGCGAGTGGGACACTGTTGACCGTGGCAATAAGGTCGGTAACACCTATGCGGCGTTGGAACTGAACCGCTGGACACTGGACGGTGGAGATCAGGTCATTGTTGAAGACACCGACCCCTCCGGTCGAGGGTTTATCAGTGAAGCGATGACTGCGGCAGATGGCACTTATACCACGAAGCCGACCTTCACCAAGACCTTTGATGTTTCTCACGACCTTCCCGTGTTGGCTCTCCGTTTTGATACTCCCTTGGACGAATACCCCACCTCTATTCAGGTGAAGTATTACGCCGGGACGAAGCTGCTGGACACGCAGACTGTGAAGGGTATTACTTCTGCGGAGGTGTTTGTCAACAGCGAAGCGGCGATTGACTGCACCAAAATCGAGGTCACGATGGACGGTGGCCTGCCGTACCGCCGTATGCGGGTGAGCAAGCTCTACTACCGTGAAACGGACTTCACGCTGGATTTTGACTCGATTGATAAGGACTCCCAATCCATCGCAAAGATCGACCAGCTTAAAGCGGTATCTGTCGCCAAGTATGCGTACACGGCGGCAAACGATACCACCAAACTTTTCGAGGGAACGACCACCGAAACTCAGCTTCATGTCGAGTTCTCTGGTCTTGCACAAGATGTTTCTATCTCTGTTTCTGGCGGTTCGTTGGTATCCTCCAACATTTACGCCAGAGCTGCGGATTTGGTGTTATCCTCCGGCACTAAAACCGTAGTCATTACCGGCAAAACTCTGTCTGAGAACTCGGTGGTCGTTTCCTATCCCGTGGCTCTCGATGGAGAAATCGACAAGGAGGAAAACCCCCTTATCACCAACGATACGATGTGCGCCGCTCTTGCCGATCAGGTGAAAAAGTATCTGCAAATGAGAAACACCTATCAGACAAAGTACCGTGGCAATCCTGAGTTGGAAGTGGGCGATGTGATTGGCTTGCAGACGCTCTACACCGATGAAATGGACGCATTGATCTTGGTGGACGAGATCACATTTAACGGCTCTCTGAGCGGAAAGTTGAAGGTGAAAGGTCTGATATGAGTATTATTGATAATCTCGTCTACGACCGCACACAGGCCGATGTGGACAGGGTTTTTACCCTGAAAAACAAAATCCTCACGGAAGGGCTTTCGAGCCTTTCCGCTGAGGAAAAGACCGAGTACATGGCTGGTATGAAGGGTGCTTACAATTACGGGGACATGAACCGTGTAGGGCAGGCGGTAGCCTATATCGCTAACCGCATGACTTCTCTCCCCGGACAGTTGGCGGCATACCGAGCGGAGAAAGGAGTCGCTGATGACCCGATCTACCATGTTCCGTATGACCCTTCCTCGGTGGTGGTTGCGGCAAAGACGAATTGGGCGATGGGTGATACGCCCACCCAATCTCTCGTGAAAGCCTACTTGAACAACCTGACGGTTCTCCGAAAGCAGCTCACGCTTCCCCCGGACGCACCGCTGGTTCCGAGCAGTCTGGACAATCTCACTTTTTCCACGGCAAACAACATTGAATATCTCCTGTATGTCATCGACACAACACTGACCGAGGTAGAAACCGAGCTGTATTCCAAGATTGACCGCACGGTGGACGCTTTCGCCTATGTTGGCCTGTATAATTGCGGAGAGTAA